TCGGTCTGCACGAAGGGGGCGGAGCGGGAGAACTGGCAGCCTGGGGATGTAGGGGTTGCCTGCCTCACTATGTTCTTCGGAATGTCTCTCAACTTGGGGGTTGAGCCCCGGTTGGTCAAGGAGATGTTGGACAAATTTTATGGGGAGTATGCGAAGGAATTCCCCGGCAGCAGAGAGGGCACCAGCTGATGTCAAGCATGTCTGATTGGGTGGGTGGCAAGCCATTCAAGGGTCTCATCATTGGAGACTCCGGGAGTGGGAAGACCGCCGCGACAGCCTACCTCGCGAATGAGGGGTACGAACTCTTTTACGCTGACTTCGACAACGGCCTCTCTATCATCCCTAAGATTATCAAATCAAAGGAGGCCCGCGCGAGAATTCGCTACAAAACTCTCACAGATAAACTCCATACAGTTTCCGGTGGGGTGTTCTGTGACGGTATGCCGGAGGCAGCGAGTACGTTCACTGCCATGCTCTCCGGCTGGATGGATGGGAATACCTCCTACGGCCCGCTCCATACTTGGGGTCCGGAGCGAGTCCTGATCCTCGACAGTATGACCTTCTTCGGCAATGCTCTTCTCCGTTATCACCTCTTTCTAAACGGGAGGAATGGGAAGAAGCCATACCTCGCCGACTATGGGGACGCTATGGCAGGAATGGAGGCCGTTCTCTCCCTCCTCTATTCCGAGACTATTAAGTGCAATGTGATCGTTACTGCCCACGTCACTTATATCTCGAAGGACACCGGGGAGACCGACAAGAAAGGGGAGGAGATCACGGTAGAGAAGGGCTATCCATCGGCCCTCGGCACCAAATTGCCTCCCAAAGTTGGTAGATATTTCGACACCATCCTGATGATGAAGTCCACCACTACTGGTCCCGTCACCGTCAGGCAGATCATCACCCAGTCTGATGGGCTGGTCGAGTTGAAATGTGCCGCAATAGAACTCCCTCACGCGCTCCAGTTAGAGACCGGGTTGGCTCAGGTTTTCCGGGCGCTTGAGGTACCAAGACCGGGGGCTGTTAAGATGGTACCCTCGTCCGCGCCGGCGGCTCCGGCAGCAGCAGTGTCCGCATAAAGCGGAGGCTGTACCCTACAAGGAAACCTACAAGATGTCAGCACCAAATTACAATACCTTACTCGACAGGACCGTCGGCTCGGCAGAGCGTCCGAAGGCCGTGCCCGTCGGTATCTACACCGGGATCATCGCAGAGATGGGGTTCGATGTCTCGACCAAGAAGAAGACCCCCTATGTGCGGTACTCGGTCAAGCCGTTGCAGCCGGTTAGCGGAGTCGATCACGATTTGTTCTCCGCAGCTGGCGGCGCCGAGAGACTTTCCAAAATGAAGCTCGGTCTGGACTTCTACCTGACTGAGGATGCGATGTGGAGGCTCCGGGAATTTCTCGAGGACTCCCTCCGCATCGACTGCACCACGCGGTCCTTCAAGGAGGCAATCCCTTACGCTGTCAACCAGCAGATCACTTTCGTGATGGACGTGGCTGTCAGTGACGACGGGAAGGCTTCCTACAATCAGATCAAGAGCGTCTTGAAGCCCGACGAAATTGCGGCCCTTCAATCCGCCGCATAGTTCGGCAAGTCAACAGGGGGAGGGGGGCATCTTGCCCCCCTCCAATAGGGGAGTTTCCACCAATGTCTACTGCCTACGTTCCTATCGACTCGATCAGGATTGAAAGCCGCCAGAGGAAAATTCTCGATGATGGGAAGGGGAATGATCTGATAGAGACTTCTCTTGCGGCACTCAAGGAATCCATTAACCGAGTAGGTTTGATTAATCCTATTACCATCACGAAGAGTCATTTCCTGATCGCAGGGGAGCGCCGACTGACGGCCTGCCGCGAATTGGGGCACCAGGAGATCTTCGTTAGGTACTTCGAAGACCTCGCCCCCCTGGAGAGGAAGAAAGTCGAACTCGATGAGAACATCCGGCGGGCCTCCCTAACCTGGCAGGAACGCGCGATCGCCATCCTGGAATACTATGCCCTTTCCGGCGGGGACTCGGAGCCTTCCTACACCCAGGACCGTTGCGCGGAGGAACTAAACATCTCCGCTACCAACGTCGGACGGAGCATAACAGTGGCGAAGGTGCTCGTCGAGCAGGAGGATCTCCCGGAGGGGAAGAGAGACCTTCCCATCTTGATGAGCACTACTCTCAACGAAGCTTACGGGCTGTTAACCAAGCGGCGCGATCGGAAGATCGAGACCGAATTGGCACAGCTCGACGATGATCCTGTGGGTGGCTTGGCTTCCTCCCCACAGGTGGCGGCGGAGGCTGATACTCCGACCATCAGCCTTGGGGAGGGAGAGGCTTCGCCCCCACGTTCCCCTCTCCCTCCCACGCCGGCCTTCCGAGAAGGTCCGAGAAGTCCCTGGCTCGACCTCCAACAGTCTGATTTCATCCAATGGATCTCCGACTACGATGGGAGGAAATTCAACTTCCTCCACTGTGATTTCCCATACGGCCTCAACATTGGGGAGAGTGCACAGGTCCGCACCGAGACTGGGAGGAACGATGCCTACCATGATTCTGAGGAATTATACTGGGCACTCTGCCAATGCTTGGCAGCTAATCTTGATCGAGTCCTATTCCCTTCGGCTCATGTCATGTTTTGGTTCTCGCTCAAGTACTACCAGGCCACGGTTGATTTCTTCAGGACAAATACGGACCTGGTTGTTCAAGACTTCCCCCTCATCTGGCATAAGTCAGACAACAAGGGTGTCGTACCTGACGCTCAGAGACAGCCGAGAAGGGTCTACGAGACTTGTCTTATTATGGCCCGAGGAGATAGGAAGATCATTCGAGTCGTAAGCAATTGTTATCCGGCCCCGACCGGGGATCTCCACACCTCCGAGAAGCCGGAACCCATGCTCCGACACTACTTCGGGATGTTCGTAGATGAGTTGACGGAGATGCTGGACCCAACCTGTGGGTCTGGCGGAGCCCTCCGCGCTGCGGAATCGTTGGGAGCAAAGCGGGTATTCGGCCTTGACACTTCGAAAGAATTCCTCGATGTCGCGGCCCAGCAGCTTCTCAATTCCCGTCGGCTTCGCCTAGCCCACGAGCTGCTCAATGCTCGTCAAGCCTGACCATCCAACGGAGGCCTTCTGTGGGATCGCGATTGTCGGGGAGGCTCCTGGCAGAGAAGAAGAGATGTTCGGCCGACCTTTTGTTGGGACGACAGGTCGGGTCCTTGACAAGATGCTCGAACACGCAGGGATTGATAGAAAGGCTTGCTTCCTCACAAACCTCTTCAACGAAAGGCCAGCCAACAATGACCTCAAACTCTTCTGTTCCGACAAGCGAACCGCCCACGGAAGCTACCCGGCTCGACGTGGCGATCTCGTTCAAAACTATCCAACCTACCCGTGGCCCGCGAAGTACAGCTGGCCCTCACTGGTCCCTGGCGGGTACTGTAGTTCCGACAAGCTCGGATGCCTTGCCAGACTTCACGCGGAGCTTACAGCGATCGCTCCGACAGTTATTATTGCAGCTGGGAATACGGCCTGCTGGGCGGTCCTTGGTAGGACAGGAATTAGCAAGCTTAGAGGGTCCGTCGCTTTCGCTAACTATCTCAGTGGGACAAAAGTCCTTCCTACTTTCCATCCATCCGCAGTCAATCACGACTGGGCGCTCCGGCCGACGGTCATCGCGGACCTCCAAAAAGCTCTCCGAGAGTCCACAACAAGAGAGCATGTCAGCAAACGGAGAAGAATCATCCGAGTCCCAGAGTACATCTTCGAGGCACAGTCCCTCATCAACGAGCTCTGGGGAGCCAAGTCCCTCTCCATCGATATCGAAACCAAGCTCAAAACTATCGAGTCCATTAGCTTCAGCCCTGATCCTGACCGATCCAGCGTCTTCGTCTTCTACGACAAGGCCAAGCCTGGACGAAGTGCATGGACAAAACAAGAGGAGTTCCAAATAGTCAAGGGGCTCCGTCAACTCCTAATGAGCCCTATCCCAAAGACGTTCCAGAACGGACTCTACGATCTCCAATACATCTGGTCCTGCTGGAAGTGCCCGACCAAGAACTTCGAGCATGATACTATGCTACTCCACCACTCCCTGCAACCCGAGCTTCCCAAGTCGTTGGGCTTCATGGGGAGTGTCTACACTGACGAGATATCCTGGAAATTGCTTCGGGCCCTCGTCGATTCCGAGACTACAAAACGAGAGGATGAATAGTGATGAAACTCCGAACCATCTGCCCAAAGCACGAAGCACTGCCGACATCTTGCGGTCCCTGCCACCCGTCAAGGTGGATACCTTGCAGCAGTTTGTTGTTGCGCCGACTCCGCAGGAAATCTCTGCTGTGTTCAGCAAGGTTACTGCGGAAACGTACTCCTCGCCTGCCCGAGCTGTAATTACTAAGCTGCCCTTGGTTGTGGTGGAGTCCCCTCTCAAGGGGCTCCATCGCCACATCGCGGAGAGCTACGCAGAGGCAGCCTGCTGGGACTGCATGACCCGAGGAGAAGCCCCATTCGCCAGCCACCTCATCTACACTCGCTACCTCGACGACAACAACCCTGAGTCCCGTCAGATAGGGATGCACTGTGGAAGGGCCTGGATTCGCGCTGTGGACTACATGGTGGTCTATACTGATCTTGGGGTCTCGGAGGGGATGGCGATCGCGGTAGGCATCGCCGAGAAGCTCAAAAAGATAGTGGAGTTCCGTACCCTGTGAAAGTCTTCGACACAACGAGGGACAACGCCTGGGCCTTGACTGGCGCTATGGCGGGAGCAGTCTACAATGGGCTCGATTCCGCCCTGACAGCGGAAATCCGGGACGTGCTCCTCCCTCAATTGGAGCCCCACTCCAAACTAATCTACGATTTCGAGAGGGCCTGTCAGGCCCCAGCCCTTTACATGATGCTCCGGGGCCTTCGAGTAGATCCCTTCGCGAGAGGTGCTGCGATCCGCCACTACGAGAAATCTATCCTCCGGTGTCAGTGGATGCTGGACAGGTTGGCCTCGGTCTTTGGGATGACTGGACTTAACCCTAACTCTCCTAAGCAGTTGAAGGAGTTCTTCTATGGCCGTCTTAAGATTCCCGAGCAGACTACCTATTACAGGGGAGAGCGAAAGGTTACTACCAACCGGGATGCCCTCGAAAAGATCCGAGACCACTATTTCGTCGCAGTCCCCTATATCTCTCTCATCCTGGCTATTAGAGACTTTGTTAAGACTCGGAGCGTCCTCGTCTCAGGGGTGGACCCTGACGGTAGAATGCGGACCTCCTACAATATTGGAGGCACAAACTCTGGAAGGTGGAGCTCTTCCGCCAATGCGTTTGGAACTGGTACTAACTTCCAGAACCTCCGGGAAGACCTGCGCCAGATATTCATCGCTGATGAGGGGAAGAAGTTCGCGTATATTGATCTCGAAACTGCTGAAAGCCGTGTGGTCGGTGCGAGGGGATGGCAAGTAACGAGGGCGAAAGGGCCGGGGAGGGATGGATATTGGAGGGCCTGTGAAGATGGCGACCTCCATACCTATGTGGCGAAGATCGTCTGGCCGAATTTCTCCTGGACGGGGGACAAGGTTGCCGATAGGAGGATCGCCGATCAAATCTTCTACCGGCACCATTCCTACCGACAAACGACAAAGGTGGGAGGCCATGGGAGCAACTATCTCGGGAGGCCTCCCACCATGTCCAAGCATACCAAGATCCCGGAACCTATGATGGCGGCCTTTCAGGCCTCATACTTCAAGGGCTTTCCAGAGATACCAGAGTGGCACATGGCAACCATCCGCACGTTGATGACGGAGGCTGCTATCACTACTCTCCTCGGCCGGAAGAGGGTTTTCTTTGGTCGCCTTGACGACGAAGCAACCTGGCGAGAGGGTGTCGCCTACGAACCACAGTCAGTGGTGGGGGATACTCTTAACCTTGGCGCGTGGCGGATCTGGTACTACTTGTTCCCGAAGGTGGAGTTGGTGGCCCAGATCCACGACGCGGTGCTTGTCCAATATGATGAGGCTGATGAAGCGGAGGTGCTGCCGCAGGCTCGGAAACTGATGGAGGTTCCAATCCAGGTCGATGAGAGGTTGCTCATCATCCCCACGGAGGCCCTAGTTGGATGGAACTGGAACAAGGCCCACGACTCCAACCCCGATGGGCTCAAAAAATGGACAGGGACAGATGGTAGAACCCGTACCAATAACCAGGGCCTCTCCCTCTTGGATAGACCTGTTCATCAAATACTGCCGGGACTTACCCACTCCACCAATCTTCAAAGAGTGGGGAGCGTTGGCAGCCCTCTCGGCAGTCGTTGAGAGACGAGCGTGGGTCCACTCTGGCCATGGGAATATCTGGCCGAACATCTTTGTCCTTCTGGCGGCACCACCAGGAGGGGGGAAGACCATCATCACTCGCGCCATCACCGATCTGATCCACGACATGAAAGTCGACGATTCCCAGAAGCCCAGGCTCGCCGCCAACTCCATGACAAAGAGTGCAATGGTGGATACGCTCGAGGAAGCAATCCGAGTCCGAGTGATCCCCGGGGAGGGGATCGAAGAGTGGCACTCGATGGCAATTATCAACTCGGAATTCGGGGTGGTCTTCCCGGCTTATGATCAGGCCTTCCTCTCCCACCTCTCCCACTTCTGGGACTGTGAGAGGCAGTTCGAGGAGCGGACGAGGACCAACAAGAGCAAGTTCATCGCCAACCCTCACGTGATGATGTTAGGGGGTATCCAGCCCAAACTCTTGAACGATACCTTTCCTGAGAGTAGTTGGGGCCAGGGCTTCTTTGCCCGCACTACGATCGTCTACGTCTCGGAGATGCCGAAGGTCAAGTTCTTCCGCAAGACCCTCCCCGACTTCACCGTCAAGACGCAATTAGTCGCAGGTCTTGAACAACTCTCTGAGAGATGGGGGGAAATATTCTTCTCCCCACTTACCATAGAAGCGTTTGAGACATGGGAGGCAAATGACTTCCAGCCCTTCCCAACTCATCCGCGATTGGCTGGGTACGTCGAGAGGAGAAAGATACACGCAATTAAACTTGCGATCCTCTTTTGCCTTTCCTCGGGCCACGAGCTGATCGAACTCGAAGACCTCAAGCGGGCAAGGTCCCTTCTCGAGAGGACGGAGGAAAACTTGGCCGACCTGTTCGTTGCGATGGGGAGTCATGAATTCTCCGCAGTTATGGATGAGACGGTACACTTCGTCCTGAGAGAGTACGCCCGGACCAAGAAGGCCGTCGGGCAGCAGGCATTGATGGCATTTGTCTCTCGTCGGGCGCAGCCCCTCCACGTCGAGCCGATTATCAATACCCTGATTGGGAGTGGCCGACTGCGCCTTGCAACCCCGGAGAACATCATGACAGATCAGCGGGCCTTTGTGCCAGGGACGGAGCTATGAAAGTCCTCCACTACATTCCGCTTGATGATCATATCCAGGATATGGTTTGCGTCAAGTGCCTTACACCAGTCAACCAAGTTGGGGGCTCATTCACCACGGATCTCTCCTACTGGCTTACCCCTCCCGAAGGGTATGAGCGCTGTCTCTTCGATGCTCGGGTTTCTCGGCCGGTGAGACATGGGATATAACTTAGGCTGGTATGGCCTATCAGCCGGGGCTATCAGCCATATCAGTCTACTCCTGCAACGAAGGTACATTCACCCCGGTCATGGCCTGGATAGCGGAAACCCTCGCCTTATCGAGGTTGTTGGAGAGACCATTCTCATTGAACCTCCGAGAGTAGCCCTTGGCGCTGGCCATCACCCTGGTAATATCAATCCCCGAGACCATCGCTTGTCGGAGTACCCTCTGCATCATCTCATCACTTCCCGAGTCCTCCGCGAGGGCCCACTCCTTGCCCATCTTTGAGGTGAGGGCTTTCTTATCCGCCTGATCCTGGGAAAGAAGGTTCTTGGTGTCGTAGTAGAGGGCAACTTTCGAGGGGTTGACTCCCATCATGTAGTAGAACCTCTCCATCGGAGTGAGGTCCGTCATCATGGGCTCGAGGGTGGTGGCCGAGTTAATCATCCCGGTATTCGCAGCATTCATCATTCGGTAGAAGATCTTGGGGAGGAAGGCTCTCCCCATTTGGGACCAGGCATCGGGGGTCATCCCTCCAGTAGCATCGTAAGAGAGGCCGATATCGGAGAAGGCCTTCCCGGCCAACTTCCCTTGATTCCACATAGCAGGGGTAGCCATCCAGAGCAGCTCACTCCCTGGGTTCCCCATGGGGAGGGAGAGGGAATTCGTCAGCGACACTCCTGGCATACCCATCAGCTTCGGGAGGTATCCTGGGAGGCCCTGATACATGAGGTCCGCCGGGGAAGCGTCGTCAGGGTTGTCTGCCCCAAAGCTCTCATAGATTCTCTCCATGAGGGACTTATTGTTCCAGATACGGGAGATCTTATCTGCCAAGTAATAGAGCCCACCAGTCGCTGGTAGGCCGCCAGCCATAGCGGGGAGTGCCGCAGCCAGCATGAGTGGCTTGAGATTTCCCCTCGTTGCCTCCCCCGCATACTTCATAGTGTTCCAGAGGTAGTACATCATCCAGTTCTTAAAGAGGCCGATCCCCTGCCCGAATGGGCCTGCAAACACTTTCGACCTGTCTGCCGTGCCGAAGCGGAACATTGAGTTGTCAGTAAATTCCCGGACGAACCTTTCCAGGTCTGCCCCCTTAAGCCCCTGGACATCCCTTCCCCAAAGGAAGCCAGTTGCTATCGCATGGGCCCTCGACATCCGTTCCGTCACCTCCGCCGGCCAGTTCCCTACCTGCTCAATGAAGTTCGCAACCGCGGCGCCTCGATTATCCCCGCCCTTGAGGATGGTCTTCAGATTGTCCCGAATGGTAGCCTTGCTCCCGATGAATTCCTTTGCGATCCTCGGATCGACTGTCCCATCGGAGAGCATCTTCTGGAAGAGGGAGCGGAACTCCGGATCGGAGTTATCCCCTAAGAGCTTAGCAGCTTGCCCCATTATCTTCCCTGCATTGAGGGTCGCCATCTGCCCCTTTATCTTCCCAGCCCCGTCAATAATCATCTGATGGGAGTAGAACTTGGCGACTTGCTCCGGAGATCCATTCGCGAGGAAGGACAGCTCTGGCATTAGGGTCTGAGTGAAGTTGAGGAGGTTCGTCACCGGGAGGCTGGTATTAAACATCCCCAGCTGAAGGCCATAGATACCTCTCCCCACCGCATTCACTATTTTCGAGGCTGAGTTTTTCCCAATCATCGGGGCTAGCGCCCGGTCGAAGAACTCATTGGTGAGTTTCCCGAAGGCCCCTTGGTGCCCCATTAGCTGGTGCATCCTCTCCATGAGCTGGCGATGGAGACCAGGGGCACTCTCCGCCAACGCCTCCATCTGCTTCCCGTAGATGGTGTTGAAGGCGGCCTGGGACTGGAGCTTGCTCATCGCCGCGTCGTGCTGAGTTATCTTGTCGATGAACTCCTGCCGAGTGAAGCCCCGCTCCCCTTCATACCCTCCCAATCCCTTCCTTCTCTTGAAGAAGCCAGGCCTTCCCTTTGCCTCCGCAGCGTCGATGATTCTCCACTCCTCCGCGGAGCGGGCCTTGAGTTGCTTGGTGGCTGCGATGTCGTCCCAGACATCATGGAGCTTGGGCTTGGGATCAGCAGTCCAGGACTTTCCCTGTGCAAGCGCCTCATCGACGAGATTCTTTGCATTCTTGATTGCACTGCCACGATCCTTCCCAGCCCCCATGGAGACCATATCCCCTGTCTCGGAATAGACCGGAACTCTCCAGTCTCCCTCCCAGGTCCGACTGATGCCCATGTGCCCTGCCAAGTGTTTGAGGGGCTCTTCTTCCCCGGCAAGCCTATTCGCGGTGTTGACTCCATTCCAGTTTCGGAGATCACTTTCCTGGAGAGCTCCATGAAGGGCAGCCACTTTCGGAGAAACGTTGAGGTTCTTTTGAAGCTCCTCTGGCGTCATCACCCGATACTTCTGCTCGGAGAAGACCTTGTTATACTCCTCCAGCTCGGCGTCGGTAAGGTCCTTGAACATCGGCGCTAGACCACCCTGGCGCTGCCCACCGGAGATCGCATGTTTCCAAAGGTTTCCCTCTAGCGGCCCGACCTCCCCATGCATTGCTCGGAGGGTGTCGGCATCCCCTATATCGAACGCCGATCGGAGCCCTGTGTAGATCTTCCTCGCGAAGGGATTCCCTCCGAATTGGAACATGCCAGGGGCGAGATGTTCAGTTACAAATGCCTTCGCTGTGTCGAGGGCAAAGCCTCCATCACCCCATCCCTGCACTTTGGCGAAGGCCCTTGCTATCCCTTCCGCCCACTTTGCAGGGTTGGCCTTCGCCCCAAATCCCAGGAACCCTTGCTTCCCAGGGGCATAGACTCGGACAGGGGTCCCTTCATTCACCTTGTCCAAGAGGTTGGTGTACTGATAGTCCTGGATAGCCTTTTGCCTTGCTGGGTCCTCCATGGGGTCCCAGGCATTCCGGGAAACCTGGTCCGAGAACCGCTGCTCTCCCGGCTTGAAGAACCCTGGCTTGTCGGTCTTGAAGACAATCCATTGGTCAGCCGCATTTCCGACAGGCTTCCCTGCCACGAACTTGTTCGGCCCACCAACCTTCTTCGCCATCACATACAGGCCCCCCGTGTCGGAGACCGTTCCGTCGATCAGGCCCGGATCTTGCTCCCTCGCCAAATACCAGCCATCCCCGATATCGAGCATATTATTCTTCACGACCTTATTAATATTCGCCGCCGCTCCTTGGTTGGTGAAGGAGATATGCCGGAAGTGCTGCCCATTGAATTCGTAGCCAAGGGGAAGTTGGGCGTCTCCGGTTGTCTTCGCCAAGGCCTGCTCATCGGAGAAGTTCCCCGTTCCGACAATCAGCCGCTTCTTCAGGGTTGCTGGGCCTTCCCCTGGGAGGGGCTCCTCCCCAGGCTTACTAATAGCAAACAGCCTATTAAGGGACCGATTGTCACTCTTGACTGGGGTTGCCATATCCCCCAGCGTATCGACCATCGGCCGAGTCATGAACCCTTGCACAGGCCTCGCCTGCCTCGGAGCGGTCTCTGCCCGAATGGCCTGGCTCCACTTTGCCAGTTGATCATTCGCCGCCTGGAGCTGTTCCTGAGGGATACCACCTCCGGCAATCTTCGCTTTGAGTTCCCTCGCTCGAGCCTGCAGTGGGCCGTCGATATTCTCGCTCCCAAAGGTAGGCTCGGCTTTGTAGGCTGGCCCATACTTCGCCAGCACCCCTCCTATCCCACCCAGCCCCGCCTGCATGGCAGTATCAACAATGGAGGACTGGATCACATTCGAAGTGTCACCCCCAACCAGCATCGACCCAGCGATCCTGGCGGCATCCACCCCTCCCATTCCGAGGGTCCCCTTCAAGATTCCTCCAATAACCGGAGAGGCCTCTTCCAGCGCCTTCAGCCTCGGGATCATCTTGAACGCCGTGGTCCCCAGCTTGGCCGCTAGACCAAACTCCGGGACGGGGGAGATCATCCCCGAGAGGAATCCACCCACTGGATTCTGCATCCTCCAATCGAGGGTCTCATCGGAGGGAGCTACCCCGATCAATTCTGGGAAACTCTCAACCGCAGATTTGAGGAAGCCAGCCCCGTAATCGAAGACGTTCGAGATACCGCCAGGGGCAAGTGTCGGAGGGCTTATCTCATTCGGACTGCTGAACAGTGGCATCGTCAGTGGTGTCCTGGGTTTGAGTTGAGAATCCCTTCACGGTCTTCTTTGTTCCAGTGAGTTGCCCAAGGTTGACAAGCTGATCAACCCCAGCCTGTCCGCCACTTTGCTGAATGAAGGAGTAGATAAGTTGGTAGAGATGCTGATGCCAAGTAGTGGCGAAGTCCTTCCCAGTCAAAGCTCCTTGGGCTCTAAGCTTGGAATCCCCCTGGGTTAGCTTGGTGGCCTGGGTAGCGAGCTGCTTGTAGATGGTGGGGGAAAGGAGGAACTTGGTTGGCTCACCAGGCGCTTCCTGACCATAGAGCGTTCCAGAATGTTCCCTGGCGTCAATCGCGGCATAGGCTGCGGAGAGGGGGACATCTGCTCGGTAATCACCACCTGCGGTAGTGTAGTAGGGAACGTTGGAAGAGGTTCCACCAGCACCATTCCCCATAGTGTGGATCTCCAACCCTCCAGAAGGATTCTTGGTGGCGAAGGTAACGATCCCATTCTTAGTGGAAAGCACCTTCGGTTCCTGTTGCGCGAGGAGAGACTTGTTGTACTCCCACTGCAACTCGGCGTTCTTGTAGTCCGTCTCCTGGTTGGCCCTCTTCTCCTCGGCAGTCTGCCCAGCGATGGTCAGTTCCCCACTCGCGATCTTCTCCTTGTAGGTCTGCTGAGCATCATCGTAGGCCTGCATAGACCTCTTGTAGTTGGCGTGCTCGCCAGCCAGCCCAGACAATGCTCCGAGCCCCAAATTAAGAAGAAGATTCCCAGTATTCTTCCCTCCTCCTGGGACGTTCTGCAGCCCAGCGGCCAAGCCAGAGAGGATCCCCATCAGCTTGTCATCCTGGGTCTCTGTTGGACTCTTCGGAGCGGAAGCAGCAAGGGCAGTTCGATAGGCGGAGTAGTCAGTGGGTGGGACGTGGGGGAGGGTAGGAGGAGGTTCTCCTGGCCCAGGTCCGGGCAGCGTCACCACCGAGTCCCCTCCGGAGGGTAGAGCGGCTGTCATATTCGGATCTGCTACTGGCGGTCCGGCAGGTCCCGGCGGTGTCGCCGCCTCTGGGTGGAGGAGAGATTGGAACTGATCGTAGGCTGACCTCGGGTCCTCCGGAGGCATGTTCGCCTGAAGCTGCCGGAAGATTGGGCTGGATAACCACCATGGAGTCTTCGGCATGACAGTCGGGCCGCCGAGGCCCTCATTCGGATTCATCTTCTTCTCCTTACAGGAGGGCCAGAAGCCCTAGTAGCGCCGCCCCTCCACCAGCAGATCCAAACAAATCAGCCCCTGTCAATCCCGCCATACTTCCAATACTAGCACCGAGGCCCGCCCCGCCGATAGCTCCCTGGACCCAACCAGGGGTACCGCTCTGGGGGTTAGTGGTGGAGGAACTGGTACTCCCGGAATTGCCGGCACCTCCTCCTTGGAGGATCCTGCTCCATTCGTCGAGGCCTGTCCATGGAGCGGTCTGTTGGTTAGTGTAGAGTTGCTGTGCTTCGGTGAGCATGTCCTGCTCGGTTTGCTGCCGATCCTTCCCAACCTGACCGTAGATTTGAGATGGGAGCATGTTGAGGTTCTCTCCCTCACTCATTAGAGTTGGGGCGAGCGTCTGGAGCTTTCTCTCCGCTTGGTAGTTATCGAGAGCCATATTGGAGGTGATGTCCCCCATGTTCCTGGTGAAATCGGAACTGGCGAGAGCCTTCGTGATTCCCTCCCGATCCCCTCCGTAGGCCCCTTGCCCGATCGCCTGATCGGAGATGGTGGGAAGGGTGGCGTTGTAGAACTGATCCTCCACCGGATGGAGTGCCGCGTTGACAGCCCCGGAGAAATACGGGTTGGAGTTCGGATCGAGGTATTTCCCTGCCAGCATATCACTGCCAAGCTGAATGGCACTGGTCCCCGCTCCCTGGAAGGAGTCCGCCATATTCAGCATTCCTTCCTGCCCTGCGATAGTCTCCGGCCTTGGGCGAGCTACAAGTGGCCCTCCCCATGGGGCAGTAGGCTGATCCCTCATCGCAAGACTCGATTGGGAATAGAGATCCTTCAGGTAGGGAACTAGCCCTTGCCACGGTCTGCTGCTGGATGTGCTGGTTGAAGTTCCACCGCCACCGCCACCCTTGTCACCCATCTCAAATCTCCTTCACGAAGACAGTTGCCTTCTGGGAAAATTTCCTCGAGTAGAAATGGTCAAGGACCGGATGGGTGTTCTCGAATCTCACCCATCGACAGCCCTGCTCTTTCGCCCACTCGAAGATCGAATCCGCTATCGATCGGTATTCGGAAGGGAACACTCCCTTCCCTGCAAAAATCCCCATCGAGAACTCTTTCCCAGCAGGATGGACTACAACCTGCCCTGTTATAATTCCCTGGGCCTTCCCGACGATTCGGAGAAGATGCCCCTTCCCACTCGCAATGGCAAAGAGGATCTTCTCCGCAGTTTCTCCGGTTCGGAGGACAGCAGCACCGAGGACTAGGAATCTCAAATCTTCCACTGTTAGCTCTTCGAAGGCTGTCACTTCCTTCACCTCACTCATCCTTCCAGGACTTCAACCCTAGCGGAGAGCTCTTTGATTGCCTCTATCAGCAGGGCGACGAGCTTCGGATAGTCGATCGCCAGAAGGGTCTTCTTCTCTTGCTCTGGGAGATTGAAAGGCTGGATCACTTCCGGCACCACAGGGGCAACATCCTGTGCAATCAGGCCGATCTCCCGCCCTCTTTCTCCAATGAGATTGAAGGAGACCCCCTGGAGGGCCAGTACCTTCTTGAGGCTGCCCTCGAGTGGGGAGATGTTCTCCTTGAGGCTTCGGTCGGAGGGGCCGTTGACGATCGCAGCGGAGAAGGTGGCAACGCCAGTACTTCTCACGATAGAGATCGCGCTGCCGAGGGAGGCGGCGGCATCGGAGAAGCGAGTGATGGCGAAGTCGCTGCCACTATTGGAACCGCCCTCGGCCCCATTGCTTGCCAGCACAACGGACCAGCGGTTGCTGCTGTTGGTGGCGCCAACTAGGGCCCGCTGGGTTCCAGAAGGTGCGGTGATTTGGGTCTGGTTCGCGGCCAGTTGTCCAGTTGGTACGTTGATCGAGACCTGGCCGTTCGAGCGCAGGATCGAGAATGGAGCATCAACGAATCCTCCAGCGTCGGTGTAACGGGAGAGTTGGAAGTCGGAGCCGACGTTCGAGCCACTCTCGGTTGTGTTGGTGCCCAGGATCATCTGCCAGCGTGCCGACGAGCCAACATTCCCCTGGATGTAGTTGCCGTTGGCCCCGGCAGTCTTGTTCATATTGATGACAGTGTTCGTCGCTTGCAGCGTCAGCGATCCGCCGGTGAGGGTTAGAGTGGTGCCAGTCAGCGCGCCGGTCAGGGTGCCGCCGGTTAGGGCTAGGAAAGGCCCACCCCAGGTCGTGGCGAAGTTCGTAGCCGAGATTTTGATTAGGGCCTGGTCGGTAGTGCCTCCGGTCGGCACGCCCTGGCCGGTAGCGCCGGTAGAGCCCGTAGCGCCAGCAGGGCCTACCACTCCCTGCGGACCCTGCGGCCCTGTCGGACCAGGCACAACCGAGGCCGCTCCCTGCGGTCCAGTCGGTCCAGCTGGTCCCACCGTGCCTTGAGGGCCAGTTGGGCCGGGAACTGTGGAAGCCGCACCCACTGGGCCCGTTGCGCCAGTGAGACCTGTTGGACCTGTGGGACCTGCAACGCCAGGGACGCCTTGGGGACCAGTAGGACCAGGGACAGTAGAGGCCGGACCAGCAGGTCCTGCCGGGCCAGTAGCGCCAGCGGGACCAACGGGACCAGTGGGTCCAGCCGGGCCAGCCGAACCTCCTCCCCCAACAGGCTCCCAAATCGCTGCCCTGCTCTGCTTGGTCTGGCCGGAGGTGACATCGAAGGCCAGCATCCCATCTTCGTTGGGAGGAGGAAGGGAGACAGTGGCAAACCGTTGCAGCTTGACCATTCTCCCCTGAGCTTCGATAATCGACATGCTCTTATCGAGCTGGGTTGCCCACTCTTTCCAGTCTTTGAAATTGCCAGGCCGTGGGAGTCGAGGGATCAAATCCGACCTCCCACCAATTCCCCAAAGAAGATAATCCGGGCAAGTTGCCAATTCGTAGTAGGGAAGAAGTCCTGGATCTGGATCCTGATATAGCGGGAGGTCTGGCGAATCTGAAAGACCGGAGAGTCCTCATCGTAGATTAGAACTAGATCTGACCAATCCTCCTCATCCTCCAGTCGATCCTTGATTGCCCAGGAGATGAAGAGGCCGGAGGGCTTAGCATCGCCCTTTGGGTGGGTGATATCGAGCCAGATATTGTCGATATACTTCTCCTGGTCGGAGCTCCCAAGATCGAGATCCTTGCTAATCAACCTAACCGCTGCAACGGTCGTGCCAGTATACCCTGAGAAGT